AAATCCATCTGCCTTTTAGTGAACGTTTCTCTCTCATCTTTGTCTAGATAGATATAATTTCCATAGACTTTAGCACTTTTTTCAGATGCATCTAGACCAGCTATATTCGTTTCATCAAAGTCTATCTTTATCTCAACTTGATGGTGCTGGAGGGCTATGAGAGGCAAAAACGCTTTGTGATCACAGAAAAAGAAATGAAGGGGTAAGAAGGTATGGCATGACCTAGACGTTTTGTTATTCAACTCTTGCGACTTTGTGTAAGAGTCCGCAAGATAGTTCGTCCATATATCGGAAAAATAGTCATAATGTTGAGAATCTATTTTTTGTCCACCGATAAAAAGGGAAACTGTGGAATTATAGAAAAGATTTGAAGCTATATCAGCATTTCTATTGGCTGACTCTAACCATATACCGTTTATAATATCACCGAGAACTGGTATCGTAATGGACGTATCAGTGGTATTAATAGTCTTAATGTATTTTGGGGCTTGAGAAAAATTCGTATGACGTGTAAACTTCGTACGAAAAAAAGAATGTCCTTCGTCGCTTATAATGTAGGCATCTTGAACACCTTTAGAAACGAGTTGTATTAATGCACCCGACATTTACTAATTAGTCAGATTATAAAAACAGACACTTTCCCTGAGGGAAGTCACTCTTCGGCTCTTCCGCCATTTTACCACGTACATTGAATCCACCCTGTCTATAGACCTTGAGTCTCTTGTAGTACATGGCTGTAAAGATAGACCATGGGTCGTGAACATCATATATATGTGGATCATTCTGTTTACCTTTCGTTTCTCTCATAATACGACCAATGCTTTGTGTTATATCAGACTTGGGTGAAGCCAAAATAACAGTATCTAACGTAGGAATATCTAAACCTTCATGAGCTTGGGAGAACGTCGCAAAAATGATCTTCTTTTTTGAAGATTCTTGGAGTTCTGCTTCCTTCATTCCACCCATGTAGAGCCCTGAAGTTTTAGGGAAACATTGATGAAGGAATTCACAATGAAATCTTCTATCACTGAGGACGAGGAGTTGCCTTGTACCAGCTGAGGCTTTCTTTACAAGCTCACAGAGCATCTTATTTCTCTGTCGGTCTTCCACAAGCTCAGTTATCATATTTGGCATCGATATCTTTCCATTTCGCATGGATGGTGGTGGATTTTTGTAGTTTGGAGACTCGTACACAATTGGAAACACCTCCACCTGTTCTTGATTTTTTCGTTCAACTGCGAAAAAGGTGGGGCCCATAAACCAATGTAAAACCTTGGTTAGACCATCTTTCCTCTCTGGTGTTGCTGACAGACCATAGATATGACGAGGGCAAAGCTTGAACAGACTTTGACTGAAAACCTTAGCACATATATGATGTGCCTCATCTACTATCAGAGTGCCTATACTCTCGAAATCCGTAAAAGAGTATTCCTTGAGAGAAAGTGATTGAAGCATAGCAATAACAAAGTCACAATCGACTTCTTTCTTATCCTGTTGTACAATACCTATGCTGGCACCTGGACAGAATTGTTGGATTCTCTCCCTCCATTGATCAGCTAAGAACTGTTTGTGAACCACTATCATCGTTCTGTATCCCAATTTACAAGCTATGGCCAAGGATACCGTCGTTTTACCGTACCCACATGGTAAAGAAAGGACACCGTGGCCAGCTTTAATTGCCGCTCTAAGGGCGTCGTTTTGGTGTGTGGCATCTCTAAGTTGACCAGCGAACTTAGTTTGAATTCGGGTAGGTTCGGGGCGTTTGTCTTGGGAAGGCTCTCCAAGCTTAGCAGTTCCGTAGAATCTTGGAACGCACACTCCGTTCTTAGTTGCTCTGAAAACTTTAAAAGGCGGTGGAGGAAATCCATAGTCTCCGTTGACAATTGGTCTTACCGTAAGTTCCTTTTTAATTTCGGGAATTGGACCCGAATTTACGAGATATCCAGTCCTTGTTAACACCGACATGATCTACTTATTTAAAGATGTGAAACTTTAAATGAGTAAATGCCTACTCTAAACATAGATGAAAATATCAACAGACTTCAGAATTCTATTGAGCAGATGACCCATGAGATTTTTAGGATGCAGGGGATGTTGAAGACTTTCACTGATTTAAAAGCCGCTGGAGTGAACAATATAGAAATTCCTTCTCAAGGATTGGAGAAGATTGAAGAGGAAAGTACCC